AATATTTTTGTGGAAAAAATTTCATTTTTCTTACAAAAATAAACAGGATTTTTACTCTGCGTAGAGAATATTTATGTAAATCGCAGAGTAAGGGGGATTATGATGAAGGCTGTTGTCATTTTATGTATAGACAATAGATCCAAGAGATGCAAAGCAGATATCAGCCTTGCCCACTCAGTAGATCGATGGTGGTTTGCGGAAAGAGAGATCATCCCCGTGGCTGTCACTCCGTATCTCCCGATCTATCTCGCCAATTGGCTAAAAAAGCGGCTGGAAGCGCAACTCCAATCCTTCATCATCGATACATGGAAAGAAGCGGATGTTCAATCCCTTGCGGCAAAGTGGGTAAATGAAGCTATTGATCAACTTGAGCCGGAATGGCGAGAAAAAGTGCAGTCATGGCTGCAAAAAAGCCGATCTGCAACAGCGGAAACGGTCTGGGAGCGGCATTGGATCGAAGAGGATGCCTATAAAATTCTTCCTTATATTGAAGGAAGACGATGGTTGTTTGAACATGTGGAAAAACGAATGAAAATGGTCGGGATCTCATTGCGCGGGACAGAATACGGGAATACTCCGATGCGCCAATATCTCCCGCATCTTTTGCAATATCTCTATCTTGAGGAAGAGATCGAATTGACCGCAGGCATTACGATTGAACAGACGAACGGAAAAATTCACCTGCGGTGTGAGCGATGCGGGAGTGAAGATTATGGCATCTATCTTCATTATTGCTCCTCCTGCGATCAAGAGGAACCTGTCTGCGATACCTGTTATGTGATGGGGACGAGCAAAGGATGCTCGCTGGTGATCTCAAGGCCCAAGCCGCATAGCAATCATATCTGTGAGCCTGCAAGCCAGGAATATGAACTGGTAGCGCCGCTGAAGTGGAGTGGCGAGCTTTAGCCCTGTACAGCAGGAAGCATCTGATTATGCCGTGCAATTCGTGGCAAAGCCATGGCTTCATAAGCCAAATCTGTTGATCTGGGCAGTGACAGAAGCCAATCATGAATACGTAAAAAAATTATTAATTAAAATGACCACTCGATTTGAACGTTTTTTCCGTCAATAGTGATCCTTCGTATTAGTTTTTGTATTATTGCTTGTTTATCAGAAAATTGAACATTTGATAGGTCTAGAGTATAATTCTGCAGCTGTTCTAATGTAACATTAAAGGCTAAGTCATTCTCCTGTAATTTCTTTTGTTCAATTATTGCTTGTTTTTCTTGGTTTAATTTATCAATCTGTTTGTCTAATAATTTTTTATCTATATTACCGTCTACATAAAGGTTGATTAAGCGCTCAATTTTGCTATCAACCTTTTTTATCTGTTTATCATAATCCAGAATATTAGTTTCTCTAGTTTTTATTTGTTTTTCGAATGCCAAGGTATGCAATTCGTTTGTTATTAATTTCTCTAATTTTTCTTGATTCCAATTATCATTTTCACATTTTTTTTCATATTCCGAAGGAAACCGTTTAGCTCTACATATGTAATATTTATATTTTTTAGGTTTGTCGTTAGAATGATATGAGACATAAGGTTCTCCACATTTACCACATACAATTAAACCAGAAAATAAGCTCTCTTTAGCCTTATTTGCGTTTTTTCCTTTATGCCTAGAAAGAAGCATTTGAACGCGATCATACTGCTCTTCTGAAATAATTGCTGGATGTAAACCTTTATAATAGTTGCCTGCAAACGATACATAACCACAATACAATTTGTTGCTTAAAATATCTCTGTATCTTCTGAACCGCCAGACCTTATATCCTAATTCCTTTAATCGTTTTTGTACTTTGGTGATTGAATTATATTGTTCGTATAGGTCATAGGCTAGCCTAATATGTTCAGCTTCCTCTTCGATTACAACCAATTCACCATTTTCACGTTTATACCCAGCAGGATCATAATCTCCTCCCATGACTCTATATCCTTCTTGCGCTCGCTTAATATGTCCCATTCTCATACGTTCTGCAATAGTTTCTCTTTCTAATTGAGCAAATACTGATAATATACCTATCATCGCCTTGCCGAAAGGAGTGGAAGTGTCTAATGTTTCAGTAATCGAGACGAAATCAACATTATTCTTCAGAAAGTACTCCTCAATTAGCGTAAGAGTATCTCGCTGTGATCTCGATAGTCGATCTAACCGATAAACCATTACGATATCAATCTTATCGAGATCATTAAGCATTCTTTGTAAATCTGGACGATCTAAAGTCGCTCCGCTATATCCACCATCTATATACACATCATGTATTGTCCAACCTTTAGACTTACAATAGGCTTCTAATCTCTCCCTTTGTGCTTCGATACTATAGTTTTCAACTTGCTCCTGAGTTGATACCCTAATATACAATGCTACGCGCATAACAAAAACCTCCTAAAAGTTTATAACCACCTTTTTTAGGCGTCCGATAATGCGCACGTCCGAATTATCATCTATTGAAATTGGCGGGTATTTGGAATTTTCACTATAAAGAATTGTTGTACCATTAGTTTTATATACTCTTTTCAATATAGCTTCACCGTCAATTAATACTGCTGCAATTTGGCCATTATCTACGTCATCTTGTTTACGTATGAGTAATAAATCACCGTCGTTAATCCTAGCATTAATCATACTGTCACCTTTAGCGCGTAGATAAAAATATTCTCCTCCATTAAGCCAAGACTTAGGAGTATCTTCATAGCCTTCAATATCCTCATATGCGATTACCCCGTTACCACAGCTTATAGATCCAACAATAGGAACCTTTACAAACTCTGTAACTATATAAGGTTCATAAGATTCCGTTATAAAATTGTTTGTTTTAAAACTGGGATCGATCTCAGATTTTGGAACATTGAATGCGTTTGATAATTTTTCAACATTACCTGGATTAATAAGAGTTTTACAGTTAAGGTAATCAGACAGAGTACTTTTAGATATACCTGAGACCTCACTCAATTTAATCTGCGTCCATCCACGTGAATTCATCAACCTTCTAATATTTTCCGCAATAATTCTTTTTAAAGGCAAATCTCTATCAATCAAACTAAATCGCTCCTTTCACATACCATTATAAACAAAATAATAATAAAAGTACATATAAAATCCGAAAAATACCGAAATTTTATCAAAAAATTTTATCAATAATCCGGTAAAAATCGGTTGACAATCCGAATTAATTCGGATAACATCATAATTACCATATACACGGAAGGAGGTGCGTCGAATGTTAAAAATAACGTTGAGGGCAGCCCGTGTAAATCGAGGATTAACTTTAATTGAAGCTGCAAAGCTGTTTGGTATCAATAAAGATACTCTTCATAATTACGAAAAGGACTCTTCTAATGTACCTCGTTTGTTCTTTTGTAAAATTGAAGAGGTGTACGGTGTACCATTGGAAAATATTTTTTTTGGCAAAGAATCCGAGTTTTTTCGGAATAATACAAAGTCAGCGTAGGAGGGAAGAATGTGACAAAATTTCAAATCGTAGTTACAGGGATAGAGTTAGATGGGATTAAGGCGAAAGTGCCCGATGGTTTGTCCGAGTTATTGAATTCAGCAAGAGCATGGGGGGCTAAAAAAGATAAGTCCCTAACTAACGAATATGTTCGACAAGTCAAAGTAATAGATGGGCGAATAACCACAATCTTAACTGTTAAAAAGCAAGAAAGGATAGTGAACAGTGTTTAAGCTGCTAATTCCATTAATAGTATCCATTCTACTAAATGTTGATTTGGTATCTGCAGAGCCACAGAACAAACATCACTCATTACAAATAGCAACGATACAAATAGACACACCACAATACGAGCTCTACGAAGTTACTGCTTACACTCTACGCGAACAAGAAACAAACAAAGGTCCAGACCATCCAGAGTACGGCATCACGGCTAGCGGTGCCAAGGCCAAAGAGAATCACACGATTGCGTGCCCGCAGTCAATGCCTTTCGGTACTGAGATCTATATCCCTTTCTTCGACCAAGTCTTTGTATGCGAGGACAGAGATGGCGCGATCACGGAAGGAAAGCTCGATGTGTATATGGCTGATTTAGCAGATGCGCTGGAGTTTGGTAGGCGGGAGTTAAAGGTTCGTATTCTGGAAAGGAGGTGACCAAAGTTGAATAAGTTTTCGAAAACCGCCATATGGAAAGCTGTCAACAGCGAATATGGTGATCGACTCGTAGAGATCGCTAGGGAGCATGCAGAACTGACAAAGGAACTGATAACATACAATCCCGGTGTAGACGCTGAAATCATTGAATCGCGGATTGTACAACTGAGAGAAGAGCGGGATGGGATCTTAGAACTGTTTGAGAGTGAAGAAGGGAGGATATGAGCTGGACAGGCTTTGAGGGGAGGTAGTTGATAATGGAGATTAATGTACTTAGCTTAGGTGCTGGAGTGCAATCTTCTACAATGCTTTTGATGTCTGATCGTGGGATTCTGCCCGTCAAACCCGATGTTGCCATCTTTGCCGACACGGGGGATGAGCCTGACGAGGTCTACGAGTACCTAGAGTATCTGAAAGAGCAGGTGCGGACTATCCCAATCATAGTCCACCGGGAACGCAATATCATCGAAGATTTATTTGCTCATCTAAGCGGTAACAAAACGAGGTATGCCAATCCGCCATTTTTTACGAAGCGCCCAGGGGCGAAGCGCGGTCAGCTCACGCGGATCTGTACCAAAGAATACAAGATCGAAATGGTAGAGAGAGCTATACGTCGCTCATGGCTCGGGCTCAAACCAAGACAGCGTATACCAAAAGATGTTCACGTTTATATGTGGATCGGCATCAGTACGGACGAAATTGAGCGAGTCAAGCCATCGCGCACACCATGGATCACTCGATGTCACCCGCTAATCGACGCGGAAATGTCAAGGATGGACTGCCTGCGCTGGATTGCTGATCAGGGATTAAGGCAACCACCTAGATCAAGCTGCTTGATCTGTCCATACCATTCAGACAGTGAATGGGCGCGGCTCATGGCTAATCATAAGTATCGCCACCACATCATCAAAGTTGACCGTGCGATACGCAACGGACTTAAAAATACGCAAAAAGACGTAGAGCTTTATCTTCACCGCACACTTCGACCGATCGAAGAAGTCGAATTTACCGACAACGGAGAAAGCACGTTTGCAGAAGAGTGCGAAGGTATGTGCGGACTATGACAGACCCTGAAAGGAGGTGAGCGAGGATGAAAGTACGTTGGTTTGTGCAAGGGGAGCCAGAAATAGAATTTGAAAGCCAAGTATCATGCGCAACTGATTTCTTACAAGCTTTAAAACTAGTAAATGTGGTTGCCTTTGAAGGCGGAGAGTACAAGGTGATCGATACTGAGTTGGTCGTGGATACAGAGCCGCATCTGGTTATCTTGCTGGAAGGATGAGGAGGTGAAAGACAATGCGTGATACGCGCGGATGGATCGAATTAGCTTGTGACGGGGATTTAAAAGGAAACCTTTTGAGAGAAATCTTCACGATTGCTGACGCAATCGAGTCCTATGCAGTATTTGAAGATGTACAAACCATGAAAGGAGGTGATGATCGATGAAAGTGCACTGAGTTTTGCTAGACAGCGATGATGTACAGCAAGTTAGCATTGTAGACAATGCAACAGATTTTCTATTAGCTCTACGAAATGTCGATAGCGTCAATTTGAAAGGTGAATATTCCAGCGTAGTTGATACAGAAATAGTAGTTTCAGACGAGCCATATATCGTCATCACGTTAGATTGAGAGGAGGGGATTATTTGAAAGTTGTACGTATTCAACCGTGGGATATCGATACCATAGAAGCTTTACAGAATGTTAACCAGTTTCTTGCTTCAATTCCTGCAGAAGACGTACTCGACGTAAAGTTTCAAACTTACGTTCAAAGTGATGGGGTATTGGAACATCAGTATCAAGCCGTGATGATCGTCTACAAAACGGAAAAATGACCCGTCTCGCACACGGATCATTTTCACTAGGAGTACTTACTCTATATCACTTTCAGTATACACAGTGCTCCCCAAAAAATCAAATCTTGAAGGGAGGTGAGAGCATGGGTATGGATATCAGCACATTTGCAAACGGAGCTGTAAAGGAGCGTATGGATCAAGAACTACAAAAAGTTCTTGAAAACATTGCAGATCCAAATACGGATCCGAAGAAGCCTCGCAAATTAACTCTCACGATCACACTGAAAAGCAACGAGAACCGCGACGTAGCAGATGTAAGCATCGTAGCCAAATCTACTCTAGTTCCAGCCAAAGACATCGAAACGAAGATTGTCATGGGCTTTGATTCAAAAGGTCGCATAGTTGGTGAGGAACTCAAAAGCGGTATCAAGGGGCAAATGTACATTACTGATGACGGTGAGCTCGCAGATGATCGCGGAAACATCATTGACTTGCAAAAAGTAAATCAAAGGTAAGAGGTGAATTGGATGATTAAAGAAGCTTTGGAATATTTGCTATCTCTAGGTAATCAAAAAATCTTAGAGTTTAACGGAGAAATCTTCTCCAATCAGCAACTTTATAAAGTAAAAGAGGCTACTCCTTCAGCAATCAATGTTCACAGTCTATCCGGATTAGTAGAGTACTTGCAGTCGAAGTTTGATGGACAAGGAAAGCTAATGGTACATGTTGTGAGTCCTACGGAAGTCGTCGCTTTTAGTAGTTTCAATCGCGATTATAATCGAAATCAACTTATCATAGCCGAAGCTTTATTACCACAATTCACATTCGATCGATTCTATGATTCTGAATCATTCAACATCAAACTCCAATCATGCTTTGTCCCGAATGAGGACAGAGCAATCATGCTACAGGTGGTTGGCAACATCAAAGAGGAGAATGTCAGCACGATCGGTGACGATGGGGTGTCGCAGGCGGTGGTAGCAAAGACCGGCGTGGCTACTGTAGCAACAGTCAAAGTCCCAAATCCTGTGAAACTCAGACCTTATAGGACTTTCGTTGAAATTGAGCAGCCAGAGTCAGAGTTTATCTTCCGAATGAGAAGTGGACCAGATTGTGCATTGTTTGAAGCTGACGGTGGTGCATGGAAGCTCGAAGCGATGAAGCGTATTAAGACTTACCTAGAACAGAAACTTTCGGAAGAAATCGCATCAGGTAACATCGTCATCATTGCGTAATCAGGATAAAAGAAAACAGCCCTGCTGCAACAGGACTGTTTCAAATGGAGCGCCATACAAATATATATCATGTTTATTATACCATGGCGCTCCATCTAAAATCAAGGAGAATTCCAAAAGGAGGAGCGTATAGTGATCAAAATTAACAAACTCGAAATCGAAAATGTAAAACGTGTAAAAGCGGTTAAGATAGAGCCGACACCAACTGGACTTACCATCGTAGGCGGTAGGAATAACCAAGGGAAAACAAGTGTATTAGATGCTATTGCCTGGGCGTTAGGGGGTAACAAATTCCGACCATCTCAACCAGAGCGTGAAGGTTCAGTCGTACCGCCATATCTGCATATCGTATTATCCAATGGTCTAATCGTGGAACGCAAGGGCAAAAACAGTGATCTTAAAGTCATTGATCCAAACGGCCAAAAGGGCGGCCAACAGCTACTAGATAGTTTCATAGAAGAGCTAGCGCTTGATCTACCGAAATTTATGAACGCAAGTAACAAAGAGAAAGCTAACATCCTATTGCGCATTATCGGTGTTGGTGACCAGCTATATGAGCTTGAACAAAAGGAGCAAGAACTTTACAACCGGCGCCATGCCATCGGACAGATCGCTGATCAGAAAGAGAAGTTTGCAAAGGAGCAGCCGTATTATCCAGATGCTCCGAAAGAACCTATCTCGGCATCGGATCTCATTCGTCAACAGCAGGAAATATTAGCCCGTAACGGAGAGAATCAACGTAAGCGTATGCGTGTCCAGCAAATTCAACAGGAGTTTGAAGCGCAAGGTCGTGAAGTGGCGCGTCTTATGGCCATGTTGAACGCCGCACAGGAAAAATACACGCAACTGCAAAACGATCTTGCTATCGCCCAGAAAGACGCGATGGATTTAGTTGACGAATCGACCGCGGAGCTCGAGGCTAACATCCAACAAATTGACGAAATCAATCGCAAGGTGCGGGCTAATCTCGATAAAGATAAAGCCGAAGAAGATGCTCGCATGTACAGGCAACAATACAATGCGCTAACAACAGAGATTGAAGCTGTACGTAAACAAAAAATTGATCTATTAGCCAATACTAATCTGCCGTTGCCAGGGCTATCCGTAGAGGATGGTGAGCTCGTTTTCAACGGTCAGAAGTGGGACAACATGAGCGGATCCGAGCAACTGAGAGTAGCTACGGCTATCGTACGTCGTCTCAAGCCGCAGTGTGGCTTTGTGTTGCTGGACAAGCTCGAACAAATGGATCTCGATACGTTACGAGAATTCGGCCAATGGTTAGAACAAGAAGGCTTGCAAGCAATCGCTACTCGTGTCAGCACGGGTGACGAGTGCTCAATCATTATAGAGGATGGATATATCGTAGGTCAGGAAGGAATCACATTGCAACAACCAAAACCGGAAGGAGAAATCAATCCGGGGCCAACATGGAAAGTAGGTGAGTTTTAATGTTTGAAGTCATAAGCGGCAAAATACAGAGGGCCAAAAAGGTTGTATTGTATGGTCCGGAGGGGATTGGAAAATCCACTCTGGCCTCTCAATTCCCTAATCCGGTGTTTATCGACACGGAGGGTTCAACAACAGAACTGAACGTGCAACGTCTGCCGAAGCCGACGAGTTGGGAAATGCTCAAGCAGCAGATTCAATGGGTTAAGCAGCAGGGGCCGTCACGTTTCGGTACGCTCGCCATCGATACCATCGACTGGGCAGAAATGCTATGTAACGAGTCCATCTGTGCTCAACATAACAAAAAGGGTATTGAGGATTTCGGATACGGGAAAGGGTACATCTACGCAGCGGAGGAATTCGGCCGTTTTCTCAACCTTCTCAGCGATGTTATTGAGGCGGGTATCCATGTTGTGCTAACCGCTCATGCACAGATTGTGAAATTCGAGCAACCTGACGAAATGGGCGCCTATGATCGTTACCAACTCAAACTAGGAGCAAAAACAGGTTCAAGAACCGCTGCATTAGTAAAAGAGTGGGCAGATATAGTCTTATTCATCAATTACAAGACTTTTAGTGTAGCAGTTGATGATAAAGGTCGCAAGCATAAAGGTCAAGGCGGGGCGCGTGTTGTCTATTCGACACATCATCCAGCGTGGGATGCAAAGAACCGTCACGGGCTGCCTGATGAGTTTCCGTTGGACTACTCCTATATCGCTCATATTTTCGATGGAACGACAAAGCAGGCTCAAACACCTGCAGCTACAATACAGACGCAACCTGCTCCAGATCAAGCGGTATCAGCTCAGACGATTTCGACGACAGCAGATCCGGTATCAGGAGTGGAAGACGCTGCTCGACAAGCTTGGGGATCAATGACTGGAGGAGAAGAGTTCCCGATACAAGAACAACCTCTCGAATTGGATCCAAATATCCCGAAGTCTCTGCGCGATCTGATGGTCCAGTATCAAGTTCAGGAATACGAGATTCAGCATGTTGTTGCTCAACGGGGGTATTACCCGGCAGACACGCCCATAAACAATTATGATCCTGGCTTTATAGAAGGTGTTCTTGTCGCTGCATGGACACAAGTATTCCGTATGATAGAAGAATTTAGAAAAACAATACCATTCAAATAAATTTGGGAGGCGTTGAATATGACACAAGTAGATCGTGAATTAAGTTGGGACGACACTATTGAGAAGGATGGCGGTGAGTATATATTGCTCCCGCCAGGAGATTACAACTTTACGATAACAAAATTCGAACGCGCCAGATTCAACGGCAGCGCTAACTTGCCACCCTGCAACCAGGCTAAATTGGAAATCACCATCCATTCGCCTGAACATGGGGATGTGACGGTATTTCATAACCTATTCCTGCACACCAAAACGGAAGGGCTTCTATCTGCCTTTTTCACGGCGATTGGCCAAAAGAAAAAGGGAGAACCTTTGCGCATGAACTGGAACGCAGTAGTCGGTGCAAAGGGCCGTTGCCAAATTGAGCATTACAAGTACACAAAAGACGGTCGTGAGCTTGTTAATAATCAAATTAAGAAATTTTACCCATATGAAGAATATTTGAAACATGCAAATTATCATCAACCACCACAACAAAATTACCAACAAACACCGCAACAAAACTTTCAGCAACCGTTCCCTACCAGCCAAGGCGGTTGGCAGCAAGGACAGTTTTAGGAGGTTGTCATGGAGCTTAGACCTTACCAGCAAGAGGCCCGAGAATCAATTCAAGCAGAATGGGCTAAAGGTGTCCGGCGTACACTTCTGGTGTTGCCAACTGGCTGCGGTAAAACGATCGTGTTTAGCAAAGTCATCGAGGATCGCGTGAGACTGGGCGAGCGCGGGCTCGTCCTCGCCCATCGCGGCGAACTTCTTGAGCAAGCAGCTGACAAATTGGAAAAGGCTACTGGCCTGAAATGCGCCGTCGAGAAAGCGGAACAGACATCGATCGGGACTTGGTACCGAGTTGTGGTCGGTAGTGTCCAGACCATGATGCGGGAAAAACGACTCCAGCAATTCTCCCCAGATTATTTTGACTTCATCATCGTTGACGAGGCTCATCACTGCCTCGCAGACAGCTATCAGCGCGTATTGCAGTATTTTGACAGAGCAAACGTTTTAGGCGTAACTGCCACGCCCGATCGTGGCGATATGCGGAACCTAGGTGCTTATTTTGAGTCGCTTGCTTATGAGTACACGCTACCTCGAGCAATTAAAGAAGGGTATCTTAGCCCGATTAAGGCATTGACGATACCCTTAAAGTTAGATTTGTCCGCAGTTCGGCAGCAAAATGGAGATTTTGCTGCAGGAGATCTCGGGACTGCTCTGGATCCGTATTTGAATCAGATCGCAGATGAAATGTGGAAAGTGGCCAAGGATCGGAAAATCGTTGTTTTTCTACCACTGGTTAAGACGAGCCAGAAGTTTGCACGAATCTTGAATCAAGTTGGGTTCCGAACAGCTGAGGTCAACGGGGAATCTCAGAACAGGGCAGAAATCCTTGCTGATTTCGATGCTGGCAAATACAACGTATTGTGCAACTCAATGCTCCTAACAGAAGGTTGGGATTGTCCAAGCGTGGATTGTGTCGTCGTACTGCGGCCGACTAAGGTTCGCAGCTTATATAGTCAGATGGTCGGGCGCGGTACCCGACTTTATCCAGGCAAAACGGAATTACTATTGCTCGACTTCTTATGGCATACAGAACGTCACGAACTATGCCATCCGGCTCATTTGATCGCTGGAAATGAAGAGATCGCTAAGGCGATGACAAAGCGTATTGAGGAAGCTGGTATGCCTCTGGATCTCGAACTAGTGGAAAAACAAGCGACTGAAGATGTTGTGGCTGCGAGGGAAGAGGCATTAGCTAAACAGCTCGCAGAAATGCGCAAACGAAAACGAGCCCTAGTCGATCCGTTGCAGTTTGAAATGAGTATCCAGGCCGAGGATTTGGCCAACTACGTACCCGCTTTTGGTTGGGAGATGGCCCCACCATCAGAAAAGCAACTTAAGACGCTCGAAAAACTCGGTATCTTTCCTGACGAGATCGATAATGCTGGTAAAGCTGCAAAACTATTAGAACGTTTGGAAAAGCGAAGATTGGAAGGGCTGACCACACCAAAGCAGATTCGATTATTGGAGAGATATGGATTCCAACATGTTGGAATGTGGTCGTTTGAATCAGCTAGACGACTAATTGATCGAATCGCAGCCAACGGATGGAAAATTCCGAAGGACATCGATCCAAAAACTTATCAACCAAGTCCTATGTACAGTGATTTCATAACAAGTGGGTGGAGTAGATGACAGAGCACAAGCTTGATCTCGTTGCTTTACTCGATTACATTGACCCTGCTCAGTTGTCATACCAGGAATGGCTAAATGTAGGCATGGCCCTCAAGTACGAAGGCTATACCGCGGCTGATTGGGATAATTGGAGCAAACGAGATCCAACCCGGTATCATCCAGGTGAGTGTTTCAGAAAATGGACAACATTTGAGGGATCTCCAACACCGATCACTGGCGCAACGATTACACAAATGGCCAAAGACAATGGTTGGACTCCGCGAGGGACTCGTGAAGAGCGTGAACTTGGTTGGGATGATGAGATCAAAGATGACTATGTAGTTGTGGATCGAAACTGGATCGAAGGCAGAGAGATCCAAGAGCCAGCAGACTGGAATCCGGTCCAGCAGTTGATCACTTACTTAAGTACGCTTTTTGAGGCATCCGAAAACGTAGGATATGTAACAGAAGCATGGTGGAACGAAGAAAAGCAAAAGTGGCTGCCTACTAAAGGTGCATACGACCGAACGGCTGGTGAACTGATCCAAGCTCTCAGTCAATGTAATGGCGATATAGGATCTGTCTTAGGCGATTATAAACCAGAAGCTGGTGCTTGGATTCGTTTTAACCCTCTCGATGGCAAAGGGATCAAAAACGAAAACGTTACCGATTTTAGATATGCCCTTGTCGAATCTGATGACATGGACATAGAAAAACAACATGCGATTATGCGAGAGTTGGAACTTCCAATAGCGATGCTCGTTTATAGCGGCGGTAAGAGTCTTCATGCGATTGTACGCATCGAGGCGGCTGATTATGACGAGTATCGCAAGCGCGTCGATTACTTGTATAACATCTGCAAAAAGAATGGGCTCAGCATCGACAACCAAAACCGTAACCCATCCAGGTTATCTCGGATGCCTGGTGTCGAAAGAAACGGTAAGAAGCAATTTATCGTGGATACCAACATTGGAAAATCAAGCTGGGCGGAGTGGTACGAGTGGATTGAGGGTGTCAATGATGATCTGCCGGATCCGGAAAGCCTCACGGACTACTGGAACAACATGCCGCCGCTTGCCCCAGCACTGATCGAAGGAGTGCTTAGGCAAGGGCATAAAATGCTGATGGCCGGTCCGTCAAAAGCCGGAAAATCCTTTGCTTTGATCGAGCTCTCCATAGCAATTGCAGAAGGAACAAAATGGCTCGGATGGCAATGCGCACAGGGCAAAGTGCTGTACGTTAATCTGGAGCTTGATCGAGCTAGCTGCTTACATCGCTTCCGGGACGTTTACCAAGCGTTAAAGCTTGAACCTAAGAACATCGATAAAATCGACATTTGGAACCTACGTGGGAAGTCCGTCCCGATGGACAAGCTGGCCCCGAAGTTGATTCGGCGTGCGGCTAAGAAAAACTACATTGCTGTTATCATTGATCCGATCTACAAAGTCCTGACCGGAGACGAGAATAGCGCTGATCAAATGGCCCACTTCACGAACCAGTTCGACAAAATTGCCACAGAACTGGGCGCCAGCGTGATCTATTGTCATCACCACTCGAAAGGGGCGCAGGGTGGCAAGAAGTCAATGGATCGCGCGTCAGGCAGTGGCGTATTTGCTCGGGATCCAGACGCGCTGATCGACCTCGTGGAGCTTGAAGTAACGGAATCATTACTCAAGCAAGAGGAAAATAAGGCGATCTGCAACGTTTACAGAGAACTGATATCTAAGCACAACTTGGCCTACTATGACGAGCACGTGTCTCAGGACGACATTTTGAGCGCCAGAGCTATGGAAGAGCACGCCAGACGGGCAATACCGGACCAGTTGGCCAAGGCCCAGGAGGAGGTCAGACAAGCTGTCCAGAGCGTGCGCAAACGAACAGCTTGGCGTGTGGAAGGGACGTTGCGGGAGTACGCCAAATTTGATCCGGTCAATATTTGGTTTCAGTATCCAATACACCGCGTTGACGACGTCGGCAGCCTGAAAGATCTTGAACCGGATGGAGAAGCGCCAGCGTGGAAAAAGGCGACGGAGAAGCGTAAAGCCTCTGCACAGAAGGAACGGCGAACGAAGGAAGCGCAATTTGAGGACGCAGTTAACAACTGTAATTTCGGTGAGCCACCGACCGTCAAAGACATCGTTGAGTGGTTTGGAAAGTCCGGAAAAGAGGTTTCTGAACGTACGGTAAGAGACTGGATCAAGAGATATGGATACGTTTTGCAAGACGGTTTAATCGTGAAAGATGATGGCGACGACCATGATTAATTCCGCCACCGCCAAAGTAACTCATGGCGGCAAAGACCATAAAAAAATGATTGCCGCCGCCATGTAAAATGGTGGCGAACACCACGAAATTATGGTCACCGCCGCCGAAGGTGAGTCCCTATAATTATAAATTTATAAATTATAAATATTATAACGCGCGCGCGTTAGATAATTATGTTTAAGACTTAAATTTTATGTTTATAAAACTATGATTATGTAAGTCTATCTAAGACTGGGGAGGGAATTTTCGTAATGGGGGAGGGAGTGGTCCGCTTCCGCTCCCTCCTCCCCTCTAACAAATTCCCTCCCGTCTAAGTCTTCCGCGCGTGAGAGAGGAGAATGAAAATGACGAAAGCTAAAAAATACGAGAACAAATATTGGGAGAATGAAAAAGCGGAAACTGTCGAGTTCGGTAACGGTTACTTCATACGATGCTATGACCAAGCCGGTAAACTACAGTTCGGTAAAAAGTTCAAGGATAAGCAAACAGGTGAGGATATCTATCATGTGAAATTCGTCATTGATCGTAAAGAGCTCTTCTCAAGTGATGAAGCACCAAGCTATCTAAGGCAGTTAATAAGTGATTGGGAAGAGATGATGGAGGAGGCAGCCGAAAATGGGGAATTATCCTGAGCATTTGTATGAGGTCATTGCTGTAGATACAGGAGAGAATATTTACTTCAATGATTTGAGCATAATAGAGTTCTTCATGCCGATGAAGAAGATTCCTACAGTCACGCATCAGCAAAAACAGGTTACGGTTCAAAACGGCAAACCGATATTTTACGAGCCAGTTGCTTTGAAAACGGCAAGAACAAAATTGATTGCTCATCTCGGTAAATATAAACCGGACATACCATATACAGGACCGATACGATTGATCGTTAAGTGGTGTTACCCAATAACGGGTAAACATACAGACGGAGAATGGAAAACGACAAAGCCGGATGTGGATAATGCTCAGAAACTACTCCAAGACTGCATGACCGACTTAGGATTCTGGGAAGATGATTCGCAGATCGTCAGCCTGATCGCTGAGAAGTTCTGGGCGAAGATTCCTGGGATCTATATCCGGATTGAGGAGTTGTAGACGATGGACTACAAAGCGTTTTTTGATGATGTACTCAAATGGATTGTTCAAGCAAACCAAACTGCTGCAAAGTACGGAATGGATAGTGAACACTTTTGGGATTGGGTAGCTGAATCGACGGCTGCTGTAGGTAAAAAATACAACGATAACAAGTTAGTCCTAAAAATAATGGTTACGCTGATCCGATGGCTTGAAGAAGTTTACGAGAATCATAGACAAGCAAAACTTGGAGCGTAACTATGAGCGACGAGCTTGCACGGAAGCATAAGTGGATCGTACTTCAGGAAGAAGAGACATATACCAAACAGCTTACTCTATCATCATCAATTTTCATTTTCAGAGAACCAGACGATACATGGACCGTATGGCGCGCCAACTGGACAGAAGGACAACCAAAGCCGATCTCAGAAAAGACGATCTTCGCAGGTGGTACCTTTGAACAAGCCCTCAAGCGTGCGAATGACTATGTGGAGTGGAGGAGTAAAGCTTTTAGGAAACGGAAGTGAGCGTTATGGCCAAACGTAAGCGAAAAACGAAATGGGTCATGCTCTATCGAAAGGAAAAAGGAAATTTAGTCATTATCTATGAACCACTTAATTTCTATCAACTAAAACGTAAGTTCCGAGAAGGTTGGAAAAAAAGTTTATTAGATTGAGAAAGGATGGTCTAAATGAAAAATACACTTGGCGACTTAAATAATCACTTATTCGCACAGTTGGAACGTTTGGGAGATGAAGATCTCAAAGGCGAAAAGTTACAAGAAGAAATCAACAGAGCCAAAGCAATCTCTGATATAGCAACTCAAATCATTGCTAACGGCTCTCTCGTGCTGAAAGCGAAAGCATTTATGAGCAACGCATTGGATGCTGATGCAGAACTACCAAAAATGTTGGAGGGTAAATAATGCCTCATAAATTTACGCCGGAGCAAACAAAGTTCATAGCAGAAAACGTAAAGGGGCGTGGAAATAAGGAACTGACGGAACTGTTTAACGTCCATTTTGGTCTCAATCTCTCCGTTTCACAAATTAAAGCTTTCAAGAAAAATCGTAAATTAAGCAGTGGATTAGACGGACAGTTCAAAAAAGGCCATGTGCCATTCAATAAAGGTAAGAAGGGTGTAATTACTGGAGGACAGGCTACTCAATTTAAAAAGGGCCACAAACCATGGAACTATATGCCCGTAGGTTCTGAAAGAGTTAACGGTGATGGGTACGTAGACATTAAAATTGCCGACCCAAACAAATGGAAACCGAAGCATCATATCATTTGGGAAAAAGCATACGGACAAATTCCTAAAGGGTATGCAGTGATTTTCGGAGATGGTAACCGTTTCAACTTTGACATTAATAATCTTATCCTCGTATCACGAGGACAACTTGCGTTACTGAACAAACATAATTTAATTCAAAATGATGCAGACCTTACTAGAACAGGAGTAATTATTGCGGATTTATATAAAAAAATTGGTGAGCGAAAGAGAAATAAATGATATGGCTTAGACTGTAACAGATCTTTCTTGAGAACCGTTACCTATCTGTTACCAATCTGTTACCCGGATGAGGAGGGTGCATAAATAATGCTGACGATTGATGAGAAACAACAGCATATCTTACAAACCTTACAAGAGCGGTTCTTGGTTCAAGGCCAAGTGATTCGCGAGGATACAAAATACTACTATACCGCAGATGGTAGCAAGTTCAATAAACGTTGGTACAGGCTTGGAGGTGACCAACTTGTCAGTTACGACCAAAATCGCAGCCAGTAGATTTGGAGATATTCGATTCCCGAAAGTAGATTCACCGCCTGGAGAAGTTATCACTTATCGACTATCTCCTGAAGAACTGGAAGAGATCCGGCAGAAGTATAAAACTGAGCCAACGAGCAAAAAACCTAAAGGTGTACAGGGCGGCTTTGAGGATTATTGGCAAAGAAAAAAGGAGGGATCGAAAGTGGAAGAAAAACAAGAGATAAAACAACTAGAGGTAAAACCAGAAGTAAAACCAGCATTGACGAAAGAGTATGTGGAGAGTCAATTAGCAGCTGGTAAAAGCGCATTGCAAATCGAGCGGGAATTAGGGCTATCTACGAATTCGATATATTATTACATGAAGAAGTGGGGTATAAAAAGTCAAGGTAAGAAGCAGGAGAAATCGACCGAGATGCCAGTGAAAAGTGAGGAAGGAAAAGTCGAAAAGGTTATAGATGCTGTAAACCATCCTCCACATTACAACCAAGGGAGCATCGAAGTGATTGACTATATTCAGGATCAACTGACGAAGGAACAATTCATCGGTTTCGTAATTGGGAATGTGATTAAATATACTAGCCGAGCTAATCATAAAGGCGGGATTGAGGATCTCAAGAAGGCTAGATGGTATTTGGATCGGTTGATTCAACAATCGGAATTGGCGAAAGTGGAATGATGACAACAGATGGAGGTGGACTGGATGAACGCAAAACAACTTGAGATAGTGACAAAAACTGCTGTACAGACAGCTTTGGAATATCTGGAGAAGGAAAAGCAGAAGCAGCAGAAGTTGAAGAGAGATCGCAGGTTGAGGAACATTAAGTTACTTCTTAGGAATTACAGATCATTCAAACTTCACTGCAAAGATTTAAAATCCAAATTAGAGGAGCTTAATGACTCGGATTTGCTTGAAGATTTAGACGAGGAACTAGCGGTAAACGCAATTCGCAAAAGTAAAGAAAGAACATTGGCGATGGTGAGTTTCATTGACAAAATGCTAGCAGTCTATAAAGTTATTTGCGATCAATCAAAAAAGGATGAAGATCGCCGTAGTTATCAAACGATTCACCTTCTATACATCTCAGATGAAAAAGTTTCGGCTAAAGAAATTGCGACACGTCACAATACGGATGTTAGAACTGTTTATAGAGATGTTGATAGAGCCTGTAAAGCCTTGTCAGTGCTGATTTTTGGCGTGGATAGCATTCGTTTCCCTGATTAATCATTCGTGTCAAAAAGTCGCCCTATACAAGTCTATTCATAGGTGATAGGATGATAGTGTGGAAAAATTTGATATAGTTTCTCTCCTTTCACATAGAGTCACCCATTCTGGTGGCTCATTTGCTTAGTTCCCCCTACTGCCACACCACCAAAATAAATCTAATACGGAGGTGAAAACCTCCCAGTATCGTTTCGCAGTATGTGGAGTATGACAATCAGGTGTGGCAGATTTTTTTGGATATAAAGAGGAAATTATCTCCTTTTGTCGAAGTTTTAGGCGAAAGGGGGTGAAAAATGTGCCAAAGATTAAAAATATAGAAAAAAAGATTTGGGAAGTAGAAGGATTTGCTGTGAACTTTTTACATAGGGATGGAACGAATGTTCATGGAGCCAAAGCAGGTATCCCACAATACGATTACGAGAGATATGCTAGGAATGATTGGACGGTTAATGAATGGAAAAAGAATAGATTCAACAAATGTTATCCCGGATTTGATGTAGAAGTTCTAGATGGTGAAGGTAATAAGGTAAGCGGACAAACGAAACTTGGAACTGTTAGAGATTCATATTTGGATGAAGAATAATGTTGTTAAAAATTTTTTAAGCCACCTTACAAGGTGGCCATCGTTATATGACGGTGTTTGATTTATTTGCAGGAAAAAAACCCCCTAAGTAGAAAAAATTATTAGGAGGGCTGAAATAGGATGGAAAGGATTGAAGATTTTCGTAATTTAGAAAATCCAGATGAGTTGTTGAACAATCTTCTTCTGGGTAATGGTTTCTCTTTGATGTTTTCGAAACGTTTTGGTTACCAATCTCTTCTTGATCAGTGTGACAATTTACTTGATGAAGATAGGGAGTTATTTAAAAAGCTAGAAACTAGTAACTTTGAGACCTGTTTAAATAAATTAATGAGTGCAATTATTATAAATAATCTTTATGGTATAGAAGACAATCATATAAATAGTTATGAAAGAATAAAAAATTCTTTAATTGAAACCATACGAAAGGTTCATATAGAACATGAAGAAATTATTTGGCGGGATGGTTTTTATGCAGTATCATTATTTAGAAAAGCAAAAAATATATTTACTACAAATTATGATTTAATATCTTATTGGATATTTTTATCGGTCAACGAAGGAGTTACTAATCAGGCAGAAAGATATGGAGACTCCTTTAATAGAGTTGGAAATGATCTCTGTTTTTCAGAATTATTTACAAACCAAACTGGTAAGAAGATTTATTATCTACATGGAGCATTACATCTTTATGAACAGGATGATGTAAAAAAGATATCAAAGCCTAATCATAGAAGATTATTAGAAGAAATAGAAGATAACTTTGTACTAGGTTTATTGCCTTTATTCGTATCAGAAGGAAATTGGGTTTTAAAGAAAAAGGCGATCGAATCTAATCCTTACTTACGGTTTTGTTACAATAAACTTAAACAAACAAAAGGAGCTTTAACTATTTTTGGACATAGCCTTAATGAAGATATGGATAAACATATTGCAGACGCTATTAATGAATCTGAAATCGATAAAATTATTTACGGTATTTATGGCAATGATAAAACACCGAGTGAAATTGAATTCGAACAAGCTAGGATAAAAAAGATATTTGAAAACAAGGAAGTTATATTTTATAAGTCAGACACTATTTTCGATTATTGTTTTGGGTGGTCTTTGGAAGACCTAGGGAAAGCTAAAACAATTTGAAAAATTGATTTAGTAGCACCCACAGCGGTGCTTTTTCTTTTGCTCATTTATCATGCGAGGTGGTGATTTATGTGAAACTTACTGACAAGCAGAAACGATTTGCAGATGAGTATTTGATTGACCTCAATGCTACTCAGGCGGCTATTCGTGCGGGTTATTCACCTGCAACAGCAGAGCAGCAAGGAAGTAGATTGTTGAGTAATGTTAAGGTACGCGCATATATAGACGAGCGAATGGCCGAGTTGTCGAAGCGTACAGGTGTGAATCAAGAGCGTATCATACGTGAATTGGCGCGTATTGCTTTTGTAAATCCACCTGATGTGGTGGATATGGACGAAGCAACTATAAGCCCGTATGCAACAGAGGATGATACTGCCGCAATTGCATCTGTGAAGGTAAAACGGATACCGACGCAGGACGGCGAAGGAGTGGAGCGCGAAATCCGATTCGCTGACAAAATCAAAGCTTTGGAACTGCTCGGCAAGCGCTTCGGCATGTGGCTGGATCGCCAGCAGGTGGATGTACAGGGCGCAGTGCAGATCGTGGATGATGTGCCAGAGAAGAGGGGCGATGCTGGATGAAACACGTGTATCAGCCACCGGGATCCAGTCTTTGTGGGCAAGCATGTGTTGCAATGGTGGCCGGGATTTCGCTGGATGAATCAATAAAGGCGTTTAGCGGCAAGCGGGGTGGAACACGGACGAAAGATATCGTACAGGCTTTGAGTCGGCTGGGCTTTGTATGCGAGAATCGTTTACGCCGCGTCAAAGGTCAGCTGCCAGACGTTTGCGTCGTAAAATTGCGATTCGCTGGTTCCCATCGATCGCATTGGACGCTGTGGTATCATGGACGGTTTTATGATCCTGACCCGGCAGGCGATGCAGTGCTTAATGCCGATAAGACAAAGTATCCGCAGGGTGTACATGTGTCGTCATATTTGCCAGTCTTCGGGGTGTCTGAAAAACGATGCAGATCCGCCTAACCGAAATCATCGCGCCGAGCTTCTACGAGGTTCATCACGTGATCAAAAGTGACGCGGCCACACATTTCTTGCTCGGCGGTGGTCGCGGCTCAACGAAATCATCCTTTACGCCGACTGAAATCATTCTCGGTATCATTTCCAATTTGGATGCGAACGCAATCGCGTTGCGAAAGGTTAAGGACACGCTGCGGGAATCGGTATATGAATCGTTCGTATGGGCAATTGAAAAGCTTGGCATATCTCACCTGTTCGATTGCCGAGTTTCGCCAATGCAAATCGTCTACAAGCCGACTGGCCAAAAGATTATATTCCGCGGAGCTGATAACCCGATTAAAATCAAGTCTTTGCGGCTTCGCAAAGGCTTTTTTAAGTTTGTCTGGTATGAAGAGGCTGATGAATTCAGTATTGAGGATATTCGTTCGATTAATCAGACCGTGCTTCGCGGCGGTGCCGGTTACAAGGTGTTTTACACATACAACCCGCCAAAAAGCCGCAAGAAGTGGGTTCATGAATACAAGAAAAACCCGCCGGCAGGTTGGTTCGTTCATCACAGCACGTACCTGGACGTCCCGCGCGAATGGCTTGGGGAGCAATTCTTCATCGAGGCCGAAACGCTACGGCAACGCAACGAGCTCGCATACCGGCATGAGTACCTTGGCGAAGACGTTGGCACTGGCGGCGAAATTTTTCGGAACCTTACACTGCGCCGGATCAGTGACGAAGAGATCGCCAAGTTCGATCGTATCAAGCGGGGCTTGGATTTTGGTTTTGCTGCGCATCCGACGCATTATGGAGTCATGCATTATGACGCCACACGCAGGCGTCTTTATATTTTTTACGAACTGCACAAAGTCGGAATGTCGAACCGGGCGCTGGCTAACTCGATCAAGGCTGAAAACAAATCTAACGCTCGTGTGACGGCAGACAGCGCCGAGCCTCGGACGATTTCGGAGTTGCGGAATCTCGGGCTAAACGTCCATGGCGCCAAAAAAGGTCCTGACAGTGTGGATCACGGTATCAAGTTTTTGCAAGACTTGGACGAGATCATAATTGACCCGATCCGCTGTCCGAACACGGCACGCGAGTTCGATGGGTATGAGCTGGAGCCTGACGGCAATGGTGGCTGGAAGGAAGGGTACCCGGATCGGGATAATCACAGCATTGACGCTGTGCGGTACGCGATGGAGAGCGAGATCCGCGGTCCAGCCGTATCATTCGACTGAAAGGAGTGAAAAATTGACAACTGAAATGCAACTAATCACGTCAATCATCGAAGCTGGTGCCAAATCGGCGATGAGCTTGGAACAGATCATCAAAACCGAGATTGACGAATGGCTTACATCCTCCGAACGGAAATGGATGCTGACCGGACAACGGTATTACGGTGCAGATCACGATATCTTAAATCGTAAACGGACAGCGATCGGTGAAGGTGGAGAACTGATCGAAGTTGATAATTTGGCCAACAACAAATTGGTTCACGCCTTTGTGCGCAAGCTCGTCGATCAGAAAGTTGGTTACCTGTTCGGGAAGCCGCTGAGTATTAAAGCTGAAAATACCACTTACCAGGACTTGTTGAATGACACTTTCAACAAGTCTTTTTTGCGTCTCCTGAAAAACCTCGGCAAAGAAGCTATCAACAAGGGCAAGGCATGGCTGCACGTCTATTACGACGAAAACGGCCAGCTGTCATTCAAGAAAATCCCGTCCGAGGAGATCGTTCCGCTCTGGCGTGACGCGGCACATACTGAGTTAGATGCTGTAATAAGAGTTTACGAGATTGAGGCTTACGAAGGAACCGAGAAGAAGATCATCACAAAGGTCGAGTTTTGGGATATTAACGGCGTGCAGCGGTATGAGCTAAACGAGGGTGGTCTGATCACGGATGTGGAGGCGGGCGAGGTTGGCAGTCATTTCACGGTTGTGCAGGACGGGAAGGAACAAGGGTTTAACTGGGAACGAGTCCCGTTCGTCTGTTTCAAGTATAACGACGAGGAGCTTCCGTTAGTCCGGGTTATCAAATCGCTCGTGGACGATTACGACCTGAAGACTTCTGACCAAGCCAACAACCTGGAAGACCTGCCGAATTCGATTTACGTCATCAGGAACTATGACGGCCAGGATCTGGGCGAGTTTCGTCGCAACCTTTCGGTGTACCGGGCGGTGAAGGTGACGGATGAGGGCGGCGTTGACACGATCAGCCTGGAGATCAACGTCGATGCCTTCCGCACTCACATCGAACAGCTCCGTAAGGACATCTACGAGTTCGGCCGCGGGGTGGATACGCAGAGCGAGAAATTTGGCAACAGTCCGAGCGGCATTGCGCTGAAATTCTTGTATGCGGATCTGGACATGGATGCCAACATCATTGAAACCGAGTTTCAGGCGAGTCTTGAGCAACTGCTCTGGTTTGTGAATCAGCACATCGCTAATACGACTGGTCAAGATTTTTCAAGTGAAGCGGTCGAATTCATCTTCAACCGCGACATCCTGATCAACGAAACAGATGCAATCGCAAATATCCGTAACAGCGTTGGCCTACTGTCCGATGAAACACTGATTGCGCAGCATCCGTGGGTCACGGATGTGCAGGAAGAATTGGATCGCATCCGGAAGCAACGTGAGGTAGACATGGCCCAGTTCCAGACGTACGGAGAACTGAGACAGCAGCCACAACCTGGCGAAGGTGAACCCATATGAAGCTGGCCGAGTATTGGCGACGCCGCAGCGAAGAAGTAGCCGCAAGGCAGTTCGCGAAGGCTGATACTTATCAAGTCGAATTGGCCCGGGAGTATGCACGGGCTACGGAGGAGATCCGTCGCGCAATCGAAGTGTTTTACCAACGATATGCGGAGAACGGTGAGGTCAGCATGGCTGAAGCTCGTCGGCAGCTTTCTGGTCGAGAGTTGCGACAGTTCAAAATGACACTGGAGGAGTTCATCGAGAAGGCCAAAAACAATGCTGACGGCCGCTGGACGAAACAGTTGAATGAGGTTTACTACCGGGTCCGGGTGAGTCGATACGAGGCTCTACTGACGGAGATTCAGCAACAGATTGAACTTTTAGCAGGAAGCCGTCAAAAAGGTACTGGCAAGCTCCTGAGCGATGTGTACAAGGATACCTATTACCGAACCATCTTCGAACTCCAAAAAGGCACGGGATTCGGTGTAACGTTCGCCCGGGTTGACCGTGACACGCTGGAGACCGTCCTCGGGACGGAGTTCGCAGGTAGCAATTGGTCCAAGCGCATCTGGGGCGACCGGGACAAGCTGATCGGCGAGCTGCGCACCAAGCTGGCGCAAGCGTTCATTCGCGGCGAGTCCGCCGAACGAACGGCGCGGGATCTGGCTGAACGGATGGCTGTCTCTCGATCCAACGCTGAGCGCCTGGTACAGACGGAAACCGCGTTTTTTGTTGGAGAAGCTACAGCTGCCGGTTATAAAGCAAGCGGTGTGGTTGATCGGTATGAGATCCTAGCCACTCTCGATAACCGGACAAGCGAAATTTGCCGCAGCATGGACGGGAAGGTATTCAAACTCTCAGAGCGCGAGGTCGGAGTGAACTATCCACCTTTGCATGCCCGTTGCCGTTCTACGGTTGTGCCGTATTTCGATGAAGAATTCGACGTGGGTGAACGGATCGCTCGTGGCGAGGGTGGAAAAACGTATTATGTGCCAGGTGATATGACATACACCGAATGGAAAAAACAATATGTCGATGATGCTATGACGGCTAAAGAACGTGAACTGGCATTGAAAAAAGAGCTTGAAAATGAGAAAATTAAAAAGATACGAGAGTATATCAGATCTGATGCAGTGTCTAAAAAGGTGCATGAAGGACAACAGGGCAAACATATCCGAGGTCACAATAATTATATTGAGGGTAGAAGCTATTTAACGATCTCAATGGATGAGGTTCAGAAGTTGATCAATCGTTATGCTGGTACAGGAGAAATCCGGTTTACTCGTAAAGGGGAATGGGACCAAAAGGAGATCATCATAACCGATGATGAGGTTGGCGTCTATATAGACCAGTCAGCAATGCAAGAATTTAAGCCTGATGGATTTAAGATACATTACGGAAAGAAAGGCGCGCATATCGTACCATATCGAAAAGAGAGGTGAAGATTGTTGGACTTAAAAGAATACGTTGGAAAGCGAATACGAGTGACGGATATCGATGGTCAGATATTCGAAGGTAAATGCACAGATTATGCTCAGCCAGCAGACAATGATCCAGAGATAGCGAGTATAGCTATCGAGACAGAAGTGCTCACATATGAGCTGTACGAGAACGAAATCAAAAACATTGAAATAGTCTGATGAAGCACTCACGCAATCATGCGAGGGTGCTTTTGTTTTGGCTGAGAGAGAGGTGAGTTTATGCCGATTAAGGATTATAAACGCAGTTTCTACTGCCAAGCAATCCAGTTTACTTCAACCGATTCGGTGCACGTGCAGGAAATCATTGATTTTGTTGGCTTGCCAATCTCGATTGACTATACAGCGGACGCAGGCGTCAGGCTGCGTGTCATACGAGGTGCATTCGATGTGCTGGTAGCGTACATGACCGATTACATTGTGAAACATCAGGGTGGTCGCCTTGAAGCATTGAAAAAAGAACAGTTTGAATCAGAATATGAAGAAGTATCTATGGGCTCCGGATGAGACTTCCGGGGTCTTTATGTTTGCCCTGTCGTATGGCATAAAACTAGGCATAGTCAGCCGGACTATAACGGCTAATCCCTTAGTTGGAGAGCAACTATAAAAATCTATGGAGGATGAGATATATGGATTGGTTAAAAGATCTTTTGAAAAAAGCAGGATTTGACGAATCGAAGCTAGATGAACTGATCAGCGAGATCAATAAAGAATTGCCAAAACACTTTGTTCCAAAAAGCCAGTATAACGACATGGCGGAAGCCAAAAAACAGCTTGAATCTGATCTCAAAGACCGCGACAAGCAGCTTGCAGACTTGAAGAAAGCTGCTGGTGACAATGAGGAGCTTAAAAAGCAAATCGAGCAACTGCAGACGGAAAACAAGGCTAAGGAGCAAGAATATCAAACTAAGCTCCGAGACATGGCCGTGACAACGGCAATCAAACTGGCAGTGGCTGGCCAAGTACATGATCCGGATCTGGTGGCCACGCTATTGGACAAATCTAAAATCGAGATCGACGAGAACGGCAATATCAAAGCCGGCCTTGACGATCAAATTAAAGTTTTAAGAGAGAGCAAGACTTTTTTGTTTGTTGAAAAACAAGACAAAGGACCGCAGTTTAAAGGCGTGAATCCTGCAGAAAGTCGAGATTCTTCTGGCGGAGGAATCAAAAACCCTTGGTCTCGTGAACACTTCAATCTGACCGAGCAAGGTCGGATTCTCCGGGAAAACCCTGAACTGGCAAAGCAGCTGATGGCTGCAGCGAAATAATTTTTTGAGGAGATGATAGCAAATGCCACCTATTACTCGTATTGGTGATGTAATTCAACCCGAAGTGTTTAATGATTATGTGATTCGACGCACGATGGAACTATCTGCGCTGGTTCAGTCCGGTATCGTGCAAAACCTTTCTGAGTTCGATTCTCTTGCCAGCGGCCCGAATACACTGGTCAACATGCCATTCTGGAACGACCTTACTGGCGATTCCGAAACTATGAAAGATGACGGTGCGTTGACACCGGGAAAAATCGGTTCCGACAAAGACGTGGCACGAAAACACGGCCGCGCACGCGCATGGGGAGCCAATGGCTTGTCCGCTCTACTCTCCGGTGATGATCCGATGAGGGCGATTGCTGATTTGGTGGCGGCGTACTGGACGCGCGATATGCAGAAAGTATTGCTGGCGACGCTTGCTGGTGTTTTCGCTTCTCCGTCCATGGCCGGTCACATCCATGATATTTCGGGCGAAACCGGCGACGCTGCATTGATCAGCGGCGAAAGCTTCATTGATGCGTCGCAGAAGTTGGGCGACGCGAAAGACTTGCTAACTGGCGTCATGATGCACTCAGCCGTTGAGGCGTACTTGGCTAAGCGGCAGTTGATTGAATATGTGCAGGAGAAAGACCAATCGGTTCGTGTACCCTATTTCATGAACAAGCGCGTGATTGTGGATGATTCAATGCCATATGACACTGCAACAAAGACCGGCACAGCGTACTTGTTTGGCGCTGGTGCAATTGCACTGGGCAATGGTTCACATCCGCGGATCATTGCGACTGAAATTGACCGAGACTCCTTGGCTTCTTCTGGTGAGGACTTCCTGATCAACCGCCGAATCTTCATCCTGCATCCACGCGGTGTGAAATGGACAGAAGCAGACGTCGCAGATGTGTTCCCTGAGAACTCAGAGTTGGCTAACGGCGCAAACTGGCAGCGTGTGTACGAGCCGAAAGCGATCCGGGTTGTTAAGCATGTATTCAAAATTGCGTAAGAGGGGCTAAACAAGGCTCCTCTTTTCTTTGTGGAGGTGAAATTAAGTGAGCCTAACAGGTTTTCAGCGCCGCCGGCGTGAGCTGGCGGCAAAAAAACAGGCACAACAGGTTGATCAGGTTGAATCGCCGCAAAAAGAAACGCCTGAAGAACGGCAGAAGCGACAGAGGAAGGGCGGAAGCAACGATGCCAGCGGCTGATGTATTGTCCATCGTCAAACTCCGCCTTGGACTTACAGACGAATGGGATGCGTTGGTCAACTCCTACGTGCAGGAGATTGGCCGGCGCATCTTACACTATACGAACCTGGCAGTGATTCCTTCAGAACTGGAGTACACTTGGGCATCCATGACGATCGACGCGCTCCGGATCGAGCAGCCCAAGCTACCTGGTATTGAGGAAACGACTGGAGGAGGGGAGCAGGTCACGGTTGGCGACACGTCGTCGGCACCTGCGAAGAGTTCTGGTCTGACTAACGACGCTAAGACGGTGATCGATCAGGTGGTTTTGAATTACCGAGTTGATTTGAACCGATACCGAAAGCTGAGGTGGTGACGACGATGAACATCGAACACCACCGTCGAGCGATCGAACGAATGTACACGGATCGGGCGAATGTGTATCGGTATGTTCAAGTCAAAGACCCGGTCACTAAGGAAACGAAACAGATTCTACAGTCGATTTATTCAGAACAGCCCTGCCATATTTCGCAGCGCGCGCTGGCTGCGAACAATCAGACCGATGCACAGAACGAGATTCAATATGAAACAAAACTGTTCATCGCACCAGAACTCGATATCCGTCAGGGAGATTTGCTTGAGGTAACACGCGGAACCGTGACGCGTCGATACACTTCTGGCGAACCGTTCTTGTATCCGACCCATCAGGAAATCAGCCTTCAGCGCAAGGAGTGGGCCTGATGCCCAAGTGGGGGAAATTCGACTTCAGTGAGTTTGAGAAGCTGGCTAAGACATTTAAGAAGGCGCTGGACGAGCGCGTCATCGAGCGGTTCATCCAGGACTTTCTTCTGGAAATGGCGTTTCGAGCAGAGCGTAAGATCAAAAAACGAACGCCTGTTGATACCGGTGAGCTTCGCCGGAATTGGCAAGTTGGTCGGGTAGAACGCCGTGGAAATGCGTATCAGGTTGAGATCTTCAACAACACGCACTACGCTCAATTCGTCGAATATGGTCACCGAACCGGTGCTGATTTGACGAAATGGGTTGAGGGCCGGTTCATGATGACCATCTCTATGCAGGAGATCGAACGCGAACTGCCTCGCTACTTGGAAAAGCGCGTTGCGCAACTTTTGAATGATATTATGAATGGCCGCCCGCCTAAGAAGGGGGATTGAGATGGCTAAAATTATTAGATTCAAGACTCCACAGGATAACTTAGTTGAAGCATTGGAAAATCTTCTGGAAATGGCGAAAAAAGGAGAAATTACTAACTTTATCTTTGCATCTAAGTGTTCAGACGGAAATATTGCTACTAGTTGGTCGAACGCCGATGTTGGAGAGCGAAACGAGTTGGTCGCCCATCTTCAAATTGACGTGATGTATGCGGTCGTCGAGGCAAATATGGATCGGTTGGTGGAGCGTATATGAGTCAACCTGTAACAATAAATGACGTCCGGTACGCCGTAAATGCCGCACTGGATGCCGCGTTTCCGGATATCCCAATTATGGTTGAAGAGATCAAGCAGGGTCTGACACCGCCCTGCTTTTTCGTTCGCCTGTTGGAACCGGAACACACGCAAGAACTCGGCCGCCGGTTCTTCCGGTACCACCCATTCGCGGTCCGATACTTCGCTCCAGAACGTAGCAATGAGAATATGTACAACATGGCCGAGCAGTTGACGGAGGCGTTGCAGCAGATCGAAGTGGCTGGTCGCCCGTTGCGCGGGACGGGAATGCGGTTTGAAATCATTGACGAGGTTCTGCATTTCTTCGTCGAATACAATTTTCACGTTTGGTCGCCCAGGTCGGATGAACCGACGATGGCGACGTTGGACGTTGAGGAGGGAATTAAAACATGACCAAACAGAAATCTGAACCTGCTGCGCCAGTTTACACTAAGGCGCAGTTTTTAGCTTCTAATCAGTTCACGCCAATCCAGAAGGACGTACTTCGTGCGATTCTGAAAGACGGTGAAACATACACACATGAGCAAGTACAAAAGATGATTGAGGATTTTGCTAAAAGGAAGGTGAAATAACATGCCAGAAGGACAATGGCACGTACAGAACAAAGTTCGCCCAGGAGTATATATCAATTTCAAAAGTGAAAAACAGGCACTTGGAACGCTTGGTGAGCGTGGCATCGTGAGTCTGCCCCTGTCGCTTTCCTGGGGACCTGCGAAGCAAGTGATTGCAGTCGAAGCAGGCGCTGATACGTTCGATACACTAGGCTATCCGATTACGGATCCGAAACTGCTGCTCGTCAGGGAGGCATTGAAGCGTGCCCGAATGTTGCTTCTGTACCGACTCAACACTGGTACTCAGGCAACGGCCACGATCGGTGATCTAACCGTAACGGCTAAATACGGCGGCACTCGTGGGAACGATATCAGCATCGTAGTACAGACTAATATCGACAATCCGGCCAAATTCGACGTGAAAACGCTCGTCGCAGGTGTGGAAGTCGATTCACAGACCGTCGAAAATATTGGAGCACTCCAATCGAATAATTGGGTTAATTTCAGTGGCAGCGGAGAATTGACGACGACCGCCGGTACTCCGCTCACCAGCGGCACCGACGGTACGGTGACGGCACAGGACTATCTCGATTACCTAACTGCAATCGAAGTACATGATTTCAACACAATCGGCCTAACAGCTACGGATACGACGACCAAAGACGTATTCGTCTCCTTCTGCAAAAGACTACGAGATGATGAAGGCAAGAAGATCCAAGTTGTCATGGAAAACTACCCCTCTGCTGACTACGAGGGTGTGATTAGTGTCAAAAATGGGGTCGTGCTTGCAGATGGGACTACACTTTCTGCGGCTCAAGCAGTTGCTTGGGTGGCCGGGGCGACGGCCGGAGCCGCAGCCAACCAGTCGCTCACCTACGACGCATACGATGGGGCTGTGGATGTAGCACCGAAGTACACGAATAGCCAGATCATCGCGGCGCTGCAGGCTGGGGAATTCGTGTTCACGGCGATGGATGGTCGGGCTGTGGTAGAGCAGGATATCAACACACTGCACACGTTCACGCCGACGAAGAGCAAGGCATTCAGCAAAAACCGCGTTCTCCGCGTGCTGGATGGCTTGGCGAACGATTACATGCGCACGTTCAGCCGTTCGTACATCGGCAAGGTGCCGAACAATGACGACGGGCGTAATTTGTTCAAGTCCGAAATCATCAACATCACGAACCAGTACCAGAACATCGGCGCGGTGCAGAACTTCAATCCACAGACGGATCTGGAAGTGCTGCCCGGTGCGGATTCGGATGCCGTCGTTGTGAACCAGTGGGTACAGCCGGTCGATAGTGTCGAAAAAATCTACATGACCGTGACGGTACGGTAAGGGGTGAATAATAGTGTTCTTTCAAGATAGTGATGCAATAAGTGGGAAACAAGCAAGAGCATATGCTACGATTAACGGCCGCGTTGAAGAATTGTTTTACGCCAAATCTATTGAAGCTACCATTGAGAAAAATAAAGTAGATGTTCCGATTCTAGGAAAAACTAAGACACCTCAACGTTCTGCTGGTTGGAGTGGAAGTGGCACCTTAACAATTTATTATGTAACGTCACTTTTTAGGCGTTTAATGATCGAATACATTAAAACTGGCCGTGATTTCTGGTTTGACCTGCAAGTTGTGAATGAAGATCCACAATCCAGCGCAGGTAAACAGACAGTAATTCTAAGAAACTGCAATTTAGACAGCGTAACGATTGCCAAATTCGATGCGACTACTGACGACATGCTTGACGAAGAATTACCGTTTACGTTTGACGACGTTGATATGCCAGATGAATTTAAAACTATTACAGGCGCCTAATTTGGGCGCCTTTTACTATGGAGGGATGAAAGATGAGTAGTTTACAAGCTTTTTTCGCGCAGAACGTTAAGTCTGATATCATAGAGGAATTTGTTGTGTCGGAGCGATTCAGGGACGAAAACGGAAAGCCGATTCCTTGGAAGATTCGGGCCATTACCGAAGAAGAAAATGAGCAGATCAGAAAAGCAGCTACGCAAGTAGTCAAAGAAAAAGGTGGAAGGCGCAATGTTGAAATTCAGCCGGAAGTTTATCTGGCGAAAGTCGCCACAGCAAGTGTGGTATTTCCTGACTTAAAGAACGCCGAACTGCAAAAGTCTTATGGCGTTATGGGCGCAGAAGATTTGCTCAAAAAAATGCTTCTGTCTGGCGAATATGCGACACTTATCCAAAAAGTGCAAGAAGTTAACGGATTCGACCGTGATATTAACGACCTCATGGATGAGGTAAAAAACTAATCCGGGAGGGCGATGGTGAGTGGAATTACGCTTACTACGCTCTCCATAAGCTTCATATACTACCATGGGATCTTGCAAATTATGATGATTTCCAGAAAGCGGCTTTGTATGCAATGATTGATGAACGAATCCAAGCAGAGAGAGAAGCAGAGAAAAAAGCTGAAGCAAAAATGAAACGAAAATAACCCCTCTCTGTATCTCGTAAATTGTGGTAAAATGTTGGAAAATTCACTTTACGAGGGAGGGAATATTATGGGGGCAAAGAACGCAGTAGTTGCAGGTGATTATGAAGGTAAAAAGTTTGTTAACAGTTCAAAAGGTATTATACTTGCGATTAGTTTAACGAAAAGTATTACTCTTAATAAGGACACTGTGGAATCCTACGAAGTGATGGACGAAAGTAGCAAGACTAGCGCGGTAAGTGCAGTAAGTAGAGGTTTAGTTGGATCTTTTTTGCTTGGTCCTGTTGGACTTCTTGCAGGCATAAGCGCAAAAAAGAAAGGTGTTCATGTTGTTGCCATTCAGTTTAAAGATGGAAAAAAGAGTTTAATAGAGATAGACGACAAATTATACAAAACATTAATGAAAACTTTGTTCTAACTTTATTTCAAAGGTCACCCTACATGAGGGTGTCTTTTTTTCATGCACGAAAGGCGGTGATTTCTTTGCCTACCGTATCTTCAACTCTAAAAATGTTCGATGCGATGAGTAGTCCACTAAAAAATATTACTAATGCTCTGAATATAATGGTTTCCACAATGCAGAAAATGCAAGAAGCAACAAACAAAGACGTTAATGTTGACAAAATGCTCATTGCAGCTAAAGGGCAAATCGCATCGGCGGAAGCACAAATCCAACAAGCCATTGATAAAGCTAATGAATCACAACAGCGATTTAATCGCTCTGTTCAAGAAGGGGAAACGCAAATCCGACAAGCCATTGATAAGGCTAATGAGTCACAACAGCGATTTAATCGCTCTGTTAAAGGGGCGAAATCTGAAACACGTCAGTTGCTTTCAACAATTGAAAGGATAGCTACTGTATATCTATCCTTTCAAGGAATACAAAGAACGATAGGAGCTGCAGACACCTTCGTTTCTACTCAGGCTCGTCTAAATCTCATTGTTGATGATGAGCAGACGGTCGATCAACTTCAGAACAATATTTTCGCAGCAGCCCAGCGAGCACGAGGTGACTTTGTAGCAATGGCTAGTAGCGCCAGCAAACTCGGTTTACTAGCTGGCGACGCTTTTTCAAACACAGATGAAATTGTCGCTTTTACAGAAACCATGCAAAAAGCTTTCAAGGTTAGTGGAGCTTCTATCATGGAACAGCAAGCAGGTATGTATCAGCTTACTCAGGCAATGGCCGCAGGTAAACTCCAAGGTGACGAGTTTCGATCCATCATGGAAAATGCGCCAATGTTGGCTGACGCTATTGCGAAGTTCACCGGAAAAACAAAAGGCGAGTTGAAGGAAATGTCCGCCGAAGGCACGATCACGGCAGACATCATTAAAGGAGCGCTTTTTACGGCTGCCGATGATATTAATAAAAAGTTTGAAACATTACCTATGACCTTCGGTGACGTGTTTCAACAAATTAAAAATAACGCATTTCGTGCTTTCGAGCCGGTATTCCAAAGATTGAATGAATGGCTAAATTCAACACAAGGGGCAGCTATGATTCAATCGATGAATTATGCTCTACAGTATACAGCTATCGCTGCTGATGCACTAGTAAGTTCTCTTATGTGGATGGGAAGCGTGATTCAATCGAACTGGGGGATTATTGAACCGATATTAGTGGCTATTGGTTCGGCATTTGCATTATGGGCACTTACACAGATCCCCTTGCTTATCTCAAAACTCTGGTTGATGGTTCAACCAATTCTTGCTCAGGCTGCCGCTTGGGCGATGGCTAACTTACCACTATTACTAATCGGTGCATTAATCGGGTTAATTATCGGCTTATTAATCAAAATGGGAGTAATAACTGACAAGGTAGTAGGGTTTATAAGTGGAATATTCTCAGCTCTATTTGCTCTTATATACAATATTATAGCCGATATATGGAACGGATTTGCTGGATTCGCAGAATTCTTTGCAAACGTTTTTAACCATCCAGTGTATTCTGCGAAAAAACTATTTGCAGACTTTGTTATATCTACGTTAAATATTATTAAGAAAGTTGCAGAAGCAATTGACTGGGTGTTCGGATCCAATTTAGCTGGTGGTATTACCAAGCTTCAAGACAAAATGATGGATTGGGTTGGTGAAATGCCGGAAGGGTATAAAGTCCTTGATAGAATGGAGAAAAAATCCATTGGTGACTCCTTTAAAAATGGATATGAAAAAGGAGTAAATTTTGTAAATGGTATAAGCGATGCTTTAAATGGGTTCAACATTGGTAAAGTTGGTGAGTTATTTACTGGTAATTTTGATATTGCAAACATCGCCAAAGTTGGCGAAGTAGGCAAGATCAGGGATACTGTGGATATATCCAGCGAAGATCTGAAAACAATGCGCGAGCTTGCGGAGATGAAGTCAATTCAGAACTTTGTGACGTTGACGCCAACCGTATCCGTCCAAACCGGGCCAATTCAAAATGGGTACGATGTAGACACTATAGTCGCGCGCATCGAGACGGTACTGACAGAGCAAATCGCTTCTTCGGCGAAAGGGGTGTATAACGTATGAAGGAGGTAATCCAAGTGGAAAAGGAAGTTTTTAATATCACTTTGAGCATCAAAGCTGACGAGGCAATTAAAATATTAGAAGAACTTACGAAATCCATAAATGCGATCACTGAAAAAATAGAAAGCATAAAAATATTAACACCAACAGTTAATGTCAGTATAGAAAATCAATCTAGCTCTGACATTGATTCAATAGTCAATCGCATTACAAGTACATTAGAAGGGCAGATTACTTCTGCTGTGAAAAGTATTTATTAGGTTAAATATGATGGGGCGCGACTATAATTCACCTACCGAACTTTTTAAAGGCTTGTTCTAACTTTTTCATTGATTTATTAAAGTCATCTAGAGCTTTGGTAGAGTTCGCAAGAGTAGTCTTAGTTGTATCATCATGAACAATTTCTATTTCTTGCTGACAATGTGGACAAATAATTATACTTCGGTCACTTAATACTTCATTGAATTTAAACGTAAAATTGTGCTGACATGCTGGACATTCCATATCTAAGTCAGCATCACCAAATAAGTTTTCGATTGATAGGTCTTTCATTATACGCTCCTTGCTTTTGTCGCGCCCCAATGACTATTATTCTATTTTTGTAAATTTAATCCTTCAATGAAAGAGGGAGTAATAATGACCGATTACGGCATCTGGCTTTCCTGGAACAATCAAGAGGAAGGATTTGAACTGCCGATCCTCCCGCGCGAGATCGGTCCGAGCATACGCGGGGATGGCGCCGGGCATGACGTTTTCGGCCTAGGAAAAATTAACGTCATTAAGGATCGTGAATTGGCCGAATACACGATTGAAAGTTTGTTCCCAGCGCAGAGATATCCGTTCGTCACGGCGTCGATCGTACTTGAGCCTAGAGCTTATATTGACTACATCATGAAATGGTGGGAGACGAAACGGCCTATCCGGTTTGTGTACGTTGGAGCGACAATGGAAATCAACACACCAGCTAGCATCGAGGGGTTTGAATGGAAGGAAGTCGCCGGCTCTCCCGGGGATATTCAGTTTTCCCTGCGGCTAAAAGAATATCGATTTTATGCGGCAAAAAAGGTGACTGTCGCCAAGCAAACACAACCAACTGGAGGTCAAAGTCAAGTCATTCAAAAAACACAACCACCAAGGCCGAACGATAGGCAGCCTCCACAAACATACACATTGGCTCCAGGAGACAATTTAGTAAAGGTTGCTAAGAAACTGCTTGGAGACGACTCAAAATGGCGGGAGATTCAAAAACTCAATGGCATTTCAGATGCTGAATTAAAAAGGCTTCCCGTTGGAAAGGTTTTAAGAATCCCTGTTCCATCAGGTGGTGTGGGAATTGCTTGAGATAATGCTAGATAATAAGAATGGTAACGTGTGGGATCTCTCGGAAATTGCGAAGGACCTGACCTGGACAACGACCCGCGTCGGTCGGCCGGCAAGTGTCGACTTCACACTGATCGGCAGCGGAATCTATCAGGATCGGTCGTTCAGTGTCAACAACGGCGATATTGTCCGGGTGCGGATGAATCAGACCAACGTGTTCTACGGGTACGTGTTCAGCGTGAAAGTCAATCAGGATGCCGAGATCAGCGTCAAGGCATACGATCAGGTAAGGTATCTGCTCAACAAGGACACGTATGTGTTCAAGAACGCCACAACGGGCGACGTCATCCGGCGGATTGCCGGCGACTTTAACCTAAAAGTGGGACGGATCGATGATACCGGATACCGCATCCCGTCAATGGTCGAAGACGGGCAGACGTTGCTCGATATCATCGAGAAGGCGAACACGCTGACCATGTCGGCCACCGGACGGTTTTTCGTGTTTTTCGATGATTTTGGCTCTTTATCTTATCGTGATGTTACTAACTTTCAAGCCGGCTTTTACGTCGGTGACGGCAGTCTGATGACTGGGTTCGAGTATGGTCGTGACATTGACCAGGACACGTATAATCGGATAAAGCTGTACAGGGACAATAAAGAAACTGGCAAGCGTGAGCTGTATGTTGCCCAAGACAGTGCAAATATCGCCCGGTGGGGCGTGCTACAGCTGTATGAGTCGGTCGATGAAGGACTGAACGCCGCCCAGATCAACGAGCTGCTGACGCAGTTGGCTAAACTTAAAAACCGGGAACAAAAAAGTCTTAAAATCGAGGCGATCGGAGACATCCGGGTGCGTGCCGGTATGTATGTGCCGATTGTCATCGAGTCGCTCGGGATCAATCAGCCCATGATGGTTGATGAGGTGAAGCACAAATTTGACGGTGAAGATCACACGATGGATCTCACATTGAAGGTGATATAATGCTGAATGCAATTAGACAGGCCGCCCTCTCGGCCATGGAGGCAGGCAACCCGGTGACTATTATGTTTGGGGTAGTAACCAAAATAAATCCGCCCGAGGTGAACATCGACCAAAGGTTCACGCTCGACGCGGATTTTTTGATTGTTCCAGAATCGCTCACGCGGTACGAAGTCGACCTGCAACATTCTCATACCTCCACAGGTGGGACGACGGACGACGCGCTGACGCAGCCAGTTGTTATCCGCCCTGGTTTGAAGGTCGGTGATCGGGTCATATTACTCCGGATGCAGGGAGGACAGAAATATCTCATTTTGGATAAGGTGGTGAGCGGATGATCCCGACAGGCGGAAGCATCGACACGCAAAACATCGAAACGGTCACGCAGCCGTCGCGAACGTGGCGGCTGGATTTTGAACGTGGCCGTGTGACAGGGGCGATTGACGGACTGGACGCGGTTCGGCAGTCGGTATCCAAAATCGTCCAGACTGAGCGATTCCGATATCTGATCTACGACGCGGACTATGGCATAGAGCTGGACGGACTGATCGGCCGGGATCCCGTGTTCGTCCAATCTGAGTTGCGCCGGCGGATTACGGAAGCCCTCATGCAGGACGACAGGATTGAAAGCGTGACGGATTTTCAGATTGATATAACTGGCGACACTGTTACCATCCAGTTTACGGTTGTGTCATCTTTCGGTTCATTCCAAGAAGAGGTGATGCTCCATGTATGAGCAACAGACGTATGAGGCCATTCTGCAACGGATGCTGGACCGAGTGTCCAATGATGTTGACAAGCGACCTGGAAGCGTGATTTATGACGCGCTAGCACCAGCGGCCGCGGAGCTTGCGCAGATGTACGCAGAATTGGATATAAACATGAATCTATCTTTTGCGGATACGGCCAGCGGCGAATACTTGACCCGGCGCGCGGCGGAGTTTGGCGTCAACCGCAAATCAGCTACAAAAGCCCGCCGGGAAGGGCGGTTTTATGGTTCTGAGGACGCGCCGCTCGATATCCCGCTGGGCAGCCGTTTCAGCATCGAAGGCGTGAATTACGCTGTCGTCTCCAGGATCGCCACCGGCGTGTATACGCTGGAATGCGAGACTGCTGGTACGGTCGGCAACCAGCATTTCGGCACTTTGCTACCTATCACGTACATTCCGGGGCTTTCCAAGGCAGAGCTAGGCGTGGTGATTGTGCCAGGCGAGGACGAGGAAGACGACGAAACGCTGCGGCAGCGGTATTTCGAGGAGATCAGCCGGCCTGCGTTTGGCGGAAACGTGGCCGACTATAAGCAGAAAATCGGCGCCATTGATGGCGTTGGTGGGGTGAAGGTGTTTCCCGCGTGGCAAGGTGGAGGGACGGTCAAATGCACGATCATCGCCTCCGACTGGGGCGTACCGTCCCAGCAACTCGTTGACGAGGTACAGAACATCGTCGACCCGCCGGATAGCAGCGGGCAGGGTATCGGTACGGCACCGATCGGACACCAGGTGACGATTGCCGGTGTGCAGTCTGTAACCATCGACGTGACCACGACCGTGACACTGGCGGATGGGGTGACGGTTGGTCAGGTGCAAGGGCCAATTGCGGAAGTCATCGATGCGTACCTACTCGGGCTCCGAAAAGAATGGGCCAACCATGCTCAACTCGTCGTCCGGGTGGCGCTCATCGAGGCGGCTATCCTGGGTGTACCGGGTGTCATCGACGTGGCTAATACCACCCTGAACGGTTTGGCGGCCAACGTAACGCTTAGCGAGGAAGAGATCCCGCTGATGGGGACGGTGACGGTCAATGCCTGAAAGAATCCTTACGTATTTGCCACCGTTCTACCGTGATATTTTCGACTTCGTAAAACTGGCCGAGGCGGAGAGCGTGGAGCTGGATAGCTTGGAGGCGGCAGTTCAGCGGCTGTTTGACGATCAGTTCGCCATGACCGCCAGCGCAGACGCCGTGAAGCGACGGGAGCGGATGCTCGGTATTCAAGCCGACCTGCAGAGCGAATCGCTCGATTTCCGGCGCAAGCGGCTGGTAAACCGCTATTCGACCAAACCTCCGTTCACGCTCCGGTATCTGCAGGAGCAGCTGGACGCCTTGGTCGGCAAGGGCATGACGATCGTATCGGTTGACCCGCAGAATTTTATCTTGTACGTCACAACGAACATTGAAAATGCCAATGTATTTAAAGAAGTGCAGCATACAATCGAGACAATTAAGCCGGCCAACCTGCTCTACCAACAAAATACCTCTCTCAGTGATGATATTGTATTTGAAGAACACATTTCTGCCCAGTCGATAAGTTGGAACTATAAATTAGATGGTTCGTGGAAATTAGGAGAAAAGCCATTTGCAACTCTTGGTCCGGAGGTGATCGTAAAATGATAAATACGGAGTTTTTGAATGAAGTAGCTAATTTCGTGAATTCAAAGGTAGCTAAAGTCGTAATTAACGGAACATATGAGATCACCAATTTTGAAGTCAAAGCAGTAACGGATAACATATTGGCACTGAAATACCTTGTACCTGTGTCTGATGTTACCTTAATAACTGAAATTGAGCTAAAGGATGCTCAGGACAATAATATTAGTTCAAATAGTGTTTATGTGCCAATCACCACGGATCATGTAATGATTCAAGCAATTGAAGTAAGGGAGGGAGTATAATGGCAAGAACAGATTGGCAGATGGGGGATACTGTACAACCAGCGGACTTGAACCAAATCGGGCAGGAGATTAATGAAGCTCTATCAAAAGCAAATGATCCTCCCGTTAAATCCGTTAATACCAAAACAGGTGATGTGGTGCTGACGGCAGCGGACGTTGGAGCCGAAACTCCCGCAGGTGCGCAGGCGAAGGCTGATGCAGTACAAGCGAATCTGAATGCACATCTTGCTGAAAGTGCGATACAAGCAGCTTCAGGATCAGCGAATGCGATCACAATTACCACAGGCGGCAATTTTCAATACACACAGGGTAAAAGGATCGCGTTTAAAGCGTCTGCGAACAACACGGGAAACGTTACTCTAAATGTAGATGGTAAAGGTGCTAAACCATTACTCAAGTTAGATGGCAGCCAAATTCCTTCCGGGGGGATTAAAAGTGGTAAGGTTTATGAGGCGTACTACGATACTGCGAGTGGTGGGCGTTTTTTCTTATTAGCTAGGGCTGAAGGAAATGCTGTTGCTGATAAAGTCCTAGCTGGATATACATTCAGCAACGATGATGACACGGGTATTCCGGGGGCTATGTTGGATAGATCATCTGGCAGCTATGCATCAGGCATACAGACTCGAAATGGAACGACGTTAGAATTGTCTATTCCAGCGAATGCATATTATGGCACGGGAGCGAAAATCACGAGAGATGACCCTAATTGGATTGCTTCTAATATCCGAAATGGAATTAGCATTTTTGGATTGGTTGGTAGCTTAGTTGAGGGT